GCAATGCGATGATGATGCAGGGATTATGATAGATAGTTGTGTAGCTAGATTAAAAAAAATTAAGCCAGAGGAATACGAGTTGATAGTTGCTCATTTTGTTCTTGGTATATCGTTTCGAACCATTGCTAAAAAACGTAAATGCTCAGATGGGATAATAAGGAAAGAGATGCAAACAGCATTAGGTTTTATTGAAGGGCTACTTTGCATCGTCTCGTCAATAAGGTAATAGCTTTAAATGTGGTAAGTTAGCTATATAGGCCTTTTTGAGCCAGCTTTGTAGCGCTTACCACTTATGCCAGAAAGAAATATATCTTCTTCAAGGAAATCTAAAAGCTCTTTTATGTCTTTTAATTTACTGGGGATTACTATTAGTTCTTGTCCATTTACAACTTTTGTTTCAAGTTGGAATCTAACTTTTTTAGCTTCTGCTATAAATTTCGGTATGTTTTTTGGAGTTAATGCGCCAGTTTTATTAATTAGTGTTACTTTGCTTCTGACTACCGTATCAGCTAGTTTTTTTAGGTCAAAATTTTGCGGTAAGATAAATACATTTTTTTGAGTAAAGTCATCAATATCTTGATCTGTAGCCTCTGCAAAATATGATGACATGTTAAAAACGCTTCTAAGTTTAAAAAAACTTTGGAAACAGATTGAATTAGCTTCAATTATTGCAACAAGCTTGTCATCAATGTTAAATCCAATATTAGCAGCTTTGCTAAAAGTTGATTTGCTGGCAACTATTCCCATCACAAAAGATTTCGATGTGTCTAAAATTTGCTTTTTTGTGAATGTCTGAATGCCAATTTTCTTTTGAGTGCTATTGCTTGGAACTTCCACAAATAAAGCTTTAATATAATCAATCTTAAGCTTGCTAGGATCCCATACATCATAAGCTGTAGGACGACTAACAGCGTCAAAAAGAGGGGTGGAATCTACAAAATTGTCGATTTCAAAACACTCATTATATCTTGGAGTGTATCCAGCGTAATAAGGTATTTTTGTTGAGTGATGTGCTTCGAAGTGTTTAGTTTGGCTGTCGAAGATTGTGTCAACGTCAGCGCTTGCCGTTTTATCAAGTTGAATCCTTAATATCTTTGGCGAACCAGGTTTGTCAACTAGTGCAAAAAGTGCCATTTATTACTCCTTAATATGTAAGTATGTGTAGTCTGTTAATTTAACCACATTGAATTTTTCATTTTTAATATCTAAAATAACTTTTTTAGATATCAACACAAATCCTAATCCTGTGTCATCCTCGGCTTCATAAAATTTATATCCAAGCAAAGAAAGGACCGGGTTAAAGTTATAGTTCTCAGAGAAGCAGATATAAAATAGCAAAGAAAGATAAAAGAAAACCGCATATGCTTTATTCTCAGCAATTGAATCCGTTCCTAAAAGTGGGAATAGATAACTCAGGAAGTAATTTGTTACTTCCTTGTTGGCTGGAGATAAAGAATCAATATTTTTATTTAATGGCTCAAGTTTTGATTCAGCGTATTTTATTAATGCAAATGAAAAAAACCAGCTTAGTAATCCTACCCACAAACTCCAATGCATTAACCATTTAGTATCTTTAATGTATCCAATAAAAAACAATGTCGCACAAACAGGTGCAATCGAACTTGCAGTAAGTAGAAGTCGGGCAAGTCTGTTCATAAAAACCTCATAAGATAACTGTATGCATAAACAGTATTTTATCTTAGTCGTCTTAGCAAATCCATCAGCTTGGCTAAAGAATATACTATCAAAGATAAAAAAAACAATAACGCGTACGCAAAAATCCTATTAGTCTGGTAGGCATTGCTACTGCGCATAGGCACCTAAACATTGAACACTCTCTTAGATGCTTTGTTTGCTTTCTGTAGAATAGAAGTGCAACGCGCTTTAAACCTGCATCCTTTAACTAAAATCGATACATTCAAAAGTCAATAACTCCGCTGTGTAAGCTGCTTGAGTTAGTGGCTGTCTGATAACATAAATTTTGATTCAAAGGCTCACTTCGGTGCGCCTTTTTTATTACCTGTAAAATATAGGGAGCTTTAATGGCTGAGCCGCTCAGCACCAGCGCTACTGTGGGAACGGTAGCTGGCTGGGGCATTGTCACGTCTGCGCTGGTGGGATTTATCACCTCTGTAGATTACTCAATCGCGTTTGGATCGTTTGCCGGATCGATGTGTTTTATCGTTACCGCCAGTGATCTGACGCGACGACAGATATTTGGTTATTTCCTGTTTGGCTATGCAGCTGGCGTATTTGGAGCCGGATTTGTTGCGGACAAAGTAGAGGACTATCTCAACTACCGCGAAAAGCCTTTGGACGCACTGGCGGCGGTGATCATCTCAGCGGCGGCTGTGCAGGGCTATTTCTGGCTGAAAAACGGCGGCGTTTCAAAACTGCCATTCGTAAAAAGGTTGCTGGGGGATAAATCATGATTATCAGTAATGATCTGCTGTCGGTAATTGATGTCGCCATATGTGCGGCAATTGCACTGCGTCTGATGTTGTTCAGTAAATCGGGTCGAACGCATAAACGCGGCATCTCATGGATTGCAGCAGGCCTGATTCTGTTTTACGTCAATTTTGTTTTGCTCTGGCTGTATGGGCATTACCACGCCAGCGGCTGGCCTGTCGTGATTGCAAACGCGCTAATTTGCACTGTGGTATTTGCCGCACGGGGAAATCTGGCACGCATTATTAATTATCCGTCACGGAGTAAAGGCGATGAGTAGAATCATTGAAATCCTCAATTTTGAGGAGGGTTACGTTGAGACCCCATACCACGACACCTTGGGCTTTCCGACCGTAGCTGGCGGCATTCGTATCGGACCCAAGGGCGCATCTCTGCGTAATTACACATTCACCGTGCCACGCTCTGTGGGTAACTGTTATGTCCGGCCTCAAAGATGGAAACGCTGGACAGGCACTTTATACCCCTATGCTCCGCGTCGCCATGAGAGGCCGGGGCGGTGACATGGATTTTAAAGACGGCGCGTCAGCCTGTTTCCGTCTGGTAGAGGTAATCAGCAACTATGCGTATGCAGAAATTCTGGTTGATGGTTGGGGCAGTGTTCGATCATTTCAGTTTCGCAATGATGGGTCTATTCACGCGCCCAGTTCGGTTTATGCAGGTCAGGGATTTATTGCGCCCGACGGTAATATTTATGGTCCTACGTGGGGCGGTTACCTAAATAATTGGGTAGTAGCGCAGATTAACGCGCTTAATATCGCCCTTAATCAATCTATAAATAACGTGGCTAATACAGCTAATGACGCTTGGAATAAAGGCAACGACGCGCAACTCAATCGCGTTCAGGATGTCGCTCTCGGGGCGCGCTGGACAGGAGTATTGCCTGGTGGCGGCGGACTTGAGTCACCCGCCGCAGGATATGTTATGACGGGATGGTATACAGAAGGGCAAAATCCCGGTGGAGATACCCTTGTATTCCGGCCCGTTCAAAAATATTTGCCTTCTATGGGCTGGGTTAACGTGGGGCATACAGCATAATGTTGACTTTAAAAAATATTAACACCTATAAACCTGAATATTACGATTTAATGCCGCCGTGTTTATATCTGCAAACCGAGGACGGCAAGGACTGGTATTATCACAGGTTAAAATTTCAGGCAGATACGCTGAAAATATGTTACGACAGCGATAACGTAATCAGAATGGCGAGTTATAACGCCGAGTATATTTGTCCTCCCTCCGGTTGTTCTGTATCTGAGGTTGCTCCTGATGAGGTACCGGTCGGATTTAATGATTTAGGTGACTGGATCTTTGATGGTGCGGGAATTGTAGCGCGTGTCTACACTGCGGAAGAGTTGATAGCACAGGCTGAAGCATTAAGGGCCAAATTACTTGCACAGGCGACAACAGCTCTGGCACCTCTACAGGATGCGATAGACCTCGATTTAGCAACCGATGCCGAGAGGACTAGCCTGGATGCCTGGAAAACTTTTCGAGTGCTGCTCAATCGCTTGGATATCAGTACTGCGCCTGATATTGAGTGGCCTGTAAAGCCGGGTCGGGCGTTATTGGATGGAAAAGCATAGCAGGAACACAGCGGAAGAGTCTGCTTAATGAGGCAAACATCACTATTGCTGACTAGCATACAGGGTTTAAAATAGACGTTATAAGTGATGAAGATAAGGTGACATTTTGGCCTAAAAAACAATTTAAAAAAATGACAGCTCGTGGAGGCATAGAGCTGTCACGTGATAAGTTTTTATTCAGTTAGTGTGCAATCTTTTAGCATTGGCGTTTTCAAAATATCTCCGTCGCCAATACATGCAGCGCTTATCTTTTGTCCATTTTGTAATTTTGCAAGTTTATTCTCTTCACTTTTAATAAACTTAACTCGTGGCCTATTAAACTGATTTTCAACGGACAGGGAAACATATGCATCACCAAACATATCAGTGCTGGTTTCACTGACAACTCCTTCAATAATTAGCCATTTGTTCTTAAATCGCTGGTCTGCAGCAACTGTATTAGCCTCATAAGCATCACTTAATTGCTGAGCT